CGTAATTGTTTTCCAACGGCTGAGCCTATTTTTCCAGGCGCATCCCGGGAATCAAATATGGTGATTTCATCCAGTTTCTGAAACGGGGCCTTTGCAAGCTGCCGTTCCAGCTCCGCAGCTGCTTTCTTGTAATTTGCTTGATTGACCTCCCCGGTCACCTTTACCTTGGATGCGTAGGGCTGCAGCAGGCCGGTCGCCTCCCGTCGTTCCTTTAGGCTCGCAAAGATGCCTTTCTTAACCGGCTCCTGTCCTGGTCCTGATTCCACTTGATCCGCTTCCTCCATATGCTTTTTCTTCCATTCTTCAAACTTCGGATTGCTTTCCAGCGGATTTCCCTGGCGCTGTTTAAATACAGGTATATCATATGCAGCCACCGTGGTACATTTACAGTTCGGATGGATGGGCGGCAGGTTTTCCCCGGCGCGTGCGTCTGATAGTTCAAACATCTGACCATTCAGGCGCTGGCAGATTTCACAGCCTCCCCCCAGGAAACGGTACTTTGTCACTCCGGCATCCTGATACGCAAGCAGCTGGCCCTGATTGGCAAAGTAACTGGCCTCCGTCCGTACCAGACGCTGGGCCGCATACCTTCCCTTCCCCATCACATCGTCAATCTCCTTTGCAATCTTATCCACACTGGCCCCGCTCATGAATCCCAGAGTCAGTTCACGGCGGGTCAGCGCTGCCAGCTGGTCCGTGTTGTCCCAAAGCGCTTTTGAATACTGCCTTCCGCTCCATGGATAAGATAATATCTGCTTTAACAGCCGTTCATCCACCTTCGACACATCCCAGGCCACGCCCCCGATACTCTGGATATCGAACATTTTACGTTCATAGTTGGTCTGAACAAGGCCTTCCAGCAGTCCGGTCAACTCTGTCTCTGACCGGCCAGCCAGACGTGACATGTTATGGTACACATTCGCCAGCAGCTGCTCCTTCCGGCTGACCTGGCTCTTGGCCGCCAGGGTGTTCAGTTCCAAGGCCAGCCGCGAATCCTTCCCCTGGCCTTCCAGTTCCTCAAGGTATCCCTCCAATGACTTTTTCCATGTACTGTATTCCTTTCCCGTCAGCAGCTTTGAGGCCTGGGCCTCTGTCAGCTGATTGTCCCTTGCATACCGGCTGTAAAAGGCCCGTATTTCATTTTCAAGGCCATTCACACATTCGTCATACAGCTCCATCAAGTCTGCCTCGCATCCATCGGACGCTTCTGCGTTCCGTAAGACCTGTTCTTTTGCTGCTTCAATCCATGCATTGCGTTGCCGCTGGTTCATCCTTTTTCAGCCTCCCCTTCCTGGTCGGCCTCTTCGGTCTGGAATGCCCGGGCCAGGTTCTGGTACATACCAAAGGATTCCATCCCCTCCTGTTTCTCCTCCTCCAGCTTTTCCAGCTCCTCCTTCGGATTGTCCACAAAGGGCAGAAGTTGCAGCAGCGTCTCCTTAGACAGCATACTGGACAGGTTTCCTATGATTTGTGACTGCTCCAGGATGTTCTGCGGCTTATTACGCCGGAACTGCATATCAAGGTCCCGGTAATCATAATTATGTCCCAGCAGGTTCAGGACGTGGGTAATTAGCTCAATCCTCCGCTGCAGAGCCCGCTTGAACTTCCGTTCCTTGATGGCGCATATCTGCTCCAGGCCCCACAGCTTATAGGAGACCGCCACACCGGACAGATTCCCTCCAAACGCCTCATCTGTCATGTTGGGGACATTGGCTCCCAGGTGGATATCCTCACGCAACCGGTTCTTATAGTTCTCGAGCGCCGTGTCATCCACTGTCTTTAAAATCCATCCCACATCTCCTCCATCCTCCAGAATGACGGCACGTTCCCGCTTCATCTGCGCTATGTCCTTGGAATCCACATCCCCCAGCCGCGTCACCTTCAGGATGGCATCGTCATTGTACTGAAAATAGTTGGCCGTATTGGATTGCACCCGGTTATAAGCGTCAATCTCGGAAAGGACCCCTTCAAAGTCCCCAATCCGCTCCCGGTTGTTGACGTACTCGCAAAATGGCACGTCATTCCAATAATGCTCTTTCCACCCGGTCACTTCTAACACTCCTCCGTTAAAAGATTGTAGGTAGATAACCTGGGTCCACGTCCAAAACTCCACACGCAGGAGAATATTCCCATTCTTATCCATGCCCCGCACCATGCGGATGGCCGCAAGCGGGGAGGTGAACTCGCTTTCCGTCTCATAAAACAGGATAAGGTTTTCCGGGAAAACCAGGCCCAGCCGGATCCTCCCGTCCTCATCCAGATAGACCATCTCAAAGCAGTCCCCTTTGATGCTGCACTGTTTCCCCAGCTCCGTGTTGTGATCCTGCTCATCGTTATAGTCGAAGATATCCTGAATGGTCTGCAGATATTCCTCGTTCTCGGAGCTGTACACCACCGGCTGCCCCAGGAAATAGCCTGTGGCCGTGTCGGTGATGTAGCGGGCCATGTTATTGACAATCCGGTTGTCACCTCCGGTCTTATCTGTCCGCTCTGAATGCAGGATGTCATGATCCCCCACATAGTAGCGTTCCAGTTTCCTGTATTTCATTTGGTAGCTTTGCTTCACCACGATTTCCCGGATATCCTTCACCGTCAGGGACTCGATGGAGGCCCGGTCCATATATACAATCATTGGATTCCTTCTTTCCTTTCTTGTCAGATCAGGCTCTCCCTTGGAATGACCTTAAACTTTCTGACCTTCTTAGCCAGGGTCCGGCACCCTTCCAGGGCGTCTGGGCCATCATCATGGGCCCCCATCGGGAACTGTACCAGCTGCTCCAGCAGGCGCTTATGATGGCGGTTAAACTTGATGTATTTGTTCTTGATATCCGGCTGCATGGTCTGGATGCGCAGTGTCTTGTCCGCCGTCTGCGGGACTTCCTCCACAGGCAGGTACAGCCCCGCTCTGGCGCTGGCTTTTACCAGCTCCTCCTTTAAAAACCATTGGAACTGCACCGTCTCACAACCAAATTTCTTATATCCCCTGCCATAATCCCGTCTGATCCGCCGCTCCTTTTCCAGGATATCCGATATGATGCGGTCCGGATGGCGCCGCTCGATATCAGCGTCAAACACATACATATATCCCGTTCCCTTATGCTTAGCCAGTGTAATGATAGCCGAAAAGTCGCTGTGCTTGGTCTTTCCAAGGGATGGGTCCACAAAGCCGTAAAACACAAAGCTGCGGTCCTTAAAGTCCACCTCGGCTTCGTTGTAGTAATCCAGCCATTCCTCCTGGAACAGGCAGTCATCCGGGTTGATAGGTTCGTTCTGTTCCTCGCTGTTAAAGGATGCCTCTCCCTCATCAATCCGCATCTTCATCAGGTCATAATAGGACAGCTTCTCCTCCCACAGTACCTCCGTCCCTTTCAGCATCTCTGCCTTATGGGCTTCAAAGAATGCCTTTGCATCCTCCGCATGGGAATCATTGGAAAGGTCCGTGTATATGTCCTCCCATTCCTTCCAAAGGTCATCTGCCTGGGAAAAGGAGAGCACCGCTTTGTATTTGATGGATTTATACCCCGTGTTGGTCAGGGTATGGGCTAATAGGCTGTCATAATGCAGCAGGGTCCCGATATACACGATATCCGTATAGCTGTCGCCTGCCTTGGAAACAGCCTTGTTAAACCAGTTTGAAAGCTTGGAACGCTGCTCCGCTGTCCGGACGTTCTCATCATTTTCAATATCATCCAGCACCAGCAGGTCCGGCCTCCAGTTCCGGTGCTTCCTGCCTCGTATCTTCTTGCCCGACCCGATAGCCTCCACCTTTATGTTGGTGGTGGTCAATATTACATTGTTACGCCATACCTTTCCCTGGAGATTCCCGAAGTCCTCCCGTATCAGGCCGTTTTCCTCAAACTCCACACGGATATTCTCGAGAAAGCCCTCGGCCTGGTCTGAACTGTCAGAAAGGATGATGGGGTAATGTTTGTATTGATACAGGATGGCATGCATACTCCCCTTGAAGGTCAGCGTGGTACTCTTGGCGTGGCCTCTCGGTGCTGCCACGGCCCTGCGGCAGCCCTCCAGACGGTTGATTTCCCTGGCAGCCTTTCGTGTAATGGGAAAACGTCCCTTTAACACACCGTCCTGCCAGATGGCATCCAGATCCCGGTGGAAATCCGGAGAGGGCCTGGAAAAGTAGTGGGGGAAGTAAGCGCGGCCAAAAAACTCCATGTCAATGGCTCCCAGCTTCCTGCGAATCCCCTCAGGTCCGGTAAGTGGCAAGCCGGAATCATACTCCTTTAAAAGCTGTCTGCGTTCCGGCTCCTCACCCTTCCTTAAAAAAACATTCAAAAGTTCATCCAGGTCGTTTAAAACGTTGTCCTCTTCCTCATAAAAAGCCCGGCTTTCTGCCTCCGCCAGCGCCCCCATCAAGGTGTCAATGCTTTTCTGCTTTCCTTTCCTCATGGCTTCCACCTCCTCCCTGTCGTTCCCGACTTCATATACGGCCCGTATTTGGATTTTTCCGTCTATTGGGGCATTCCCCCGCCAGGAATCTTTTGAACGCTTTTAAACGGGTCCTGATACGATTTAAACGGGGTCTTGTCCCAATCAAAAACGGAACCCCGCCTGGAGTTCCCGGAAGGACTGGCTTCGCCATCCCGACCGGGCATTGCCCGCTTGGTTCCGTTTCCTTATGTCCGCGCGCTTCCTGCACCGGGACGAATCAACCGTCTGCGTTCTTCGCGTTTCCTGTCTGTCCTATACTTCCTCTGGCAGCCGGATGCCCAGCTGCACCTCTTTCTTCTCACCACAGATAGACAACTCAATGGTAGCCCTGAGGCTCCGCTTATCCATCCGTATGATACGGCTCTTAAAGTTCTGCAGGATGCCTGTTTCAATCTCCAGGCCTTCCTCTGTCTCCCGCATCAGTGTGGGCTCCAGGGGCCTTCCTCCCTGCCCGGCCAACAGCCGGATCCATTCTGCTTCCAGATAGGTCAGGGTACCGGACAGCAGCTTTACGATTCCTGGGACAGCCTTCAACCTGTAATAATTTCCGGCATTGTAATCCATCTGAAGAAACACATAACCGGGAAACAGTACATACTCCTTTGTTCCCCAGGCTCCTCCGCTGCGGACCGGACGGTTCTCTACCGGTGCCAGCGTCTGGAACCCCATGTCCGTCAATTTCGCGGCAATGTCTTTTTCTTCCCCGGTCCTCACCTGAACCACATACCACAGCATGGCTATCCCTCCATCCCTTCCTGCTTCTTTTTGTTCAGATAGGCGCTGACTTGCTGGTACAGCTCCGGCTGTTCCTTGGCCATGGCCTCGAATACCAGTCCCTTAACCGCTTCCAGTCCGGCCTCATAATTC